GCCAGCACTCTCATAGCCCAGTGCATCTACCGTCCCACGTTCACGTAGTTGTCCGCTATGATACTTGTGCATGGCTAGACCTTGATTACACGAGACGGCCGGTACATCTGCATGGCGCCACTGGCTGCCAGACCCATTTGTCCGTCTACGTTCAACTCGTCTCCGCGGTGCTCGCACAGCCAGGCACAATGCATCATGATACCGGATCGGATATCCTCGGGGACGTCCCCCGACGCATCGCCGTAGCCAGCTACGTACACGATGACTATCTGTGCGTAGTTGCGTGTGTCGTATGGCCAGCCTTGGCCGGCCAGCAGACACAAGCGGCCGGGCTCCGAGGTGGTGTCCAGGTAGAAGTAATCGTCCACGGTTACCGCTGTGGCATCACCGTCTTGGTCGTACGTCGTCACACTGGTAATGCTTTGCAGCTGCGGGTAAGGCATCGTCACATACGCCGGCGCAGCACTCGGGACAGTAGGGTCAGCACCCTGCCAGAAGTCCTCGTATGCAACGCCCGGCCAACCGTCTAGCGTCATGGTCCAAGACTGCGTTATCAACGCACGTCGCATGAATTGCTCGGCCTTGATGCGAGCAGTCTTGATGTTGCGAGTTATCAACGACTCGGAGCCGGACACGTTCATCTGCTCGCGGACCTCGGCACCCGTGACGGGTTCAGTTGTTGCGTCCGTCGTGCGTTGTAGACCCGCGTAGAGAGTGTCCATTACTTCCGGCTCCGCTTCTTGGCTTTCTTGCTATTGCCCTTGTTGGTGTTGACACCACGCATCTTGTTTTCCGGCGCAGCGCCAAGGTCTTTTTCTTCAACGGCAACCAGACGATCCTTCTCAGCGTCAGCTTCAAAGGCTTCCTTGGTGGATGACTCGGCGTGCTCCCGCTTGATCAAATTGGTGGCAGCCTCGTCTTCCATTTCAATCGTCAATCCCTGCTTTGGTCCAACCAACATCCTCACATAAGATGGCATTTCTGTTCCCCTCTCCAAAGGGTGTGTCGGGTGCCATCCCTTGAGGAACGGCACCCGACGGTTTAACGACTAGTCAGCCAGAGGGCTGGCCGGTGTGGCTTGCATGTAACGACCTTGCCACAGCGTGTACTTCACAGCGTAGTAGTCGTTGTTTGCGCCAGGAGACGCAATCGCAACACCCACGCAGTCGAAGCCGCTGTTGACGGTCAACATGTCGGCACGCACCTCAATCACGTACAGCGATTCCGCCGTATCCAAATCGAAGGTGTCTGCCGTGACGGCCGTCTTGACCAACGTACCGCTGGCAGCAGTGTCGTTCCATTGGTAGCTGAACGACAATCCCGTTGCGCTTCCGCCTGCAACAGTCTTGGCCTCGTTCAGAGTGACCGCGGCCGTTCCGCCCGCCCAGGCACCAGTGATGATCTCAATGGTGAGGCGGTTGTAGTACTTCAGCGAAACGTACTTCACCGTATTTCCTGCGCTGGTGTAGTTGGCTGGAGCACAAGCCCAAATGTGCATGACATCCTGAGTGGAAACCATGTCATTATCTTTCTAGGCTAGTTGCCGTTACCGAGACTCGAGGACGACAAATGGAGACAGCGTGTTCGCGCTGCCGCTTGCCGGCGTCAAGGCCGAGTTCCAAATGCACTGACCGTCTGCACGGAGAGTGAACTTGTACACGGTCTCGTCTTGGAGGAATCGGACGTGGATGGACGACTGGCTATTGATTCCGCCCTTGTCGATCATCACGTATTGTGAGAAGTCCGCAAGGATGATGTCGCCAACGGTGCCGAGCGTGCTGCAGTACTCGACGGGGATAACCGGCCGACCCATGAGTGTGCCGTACGGAGCCTGTGAGAGGCCACCCGGCGGCATGTAGACCGGCGTGCCAGCGGTACCGGCATCCAGGGTCATCGTCATGAGCTGGGGCAGACAATCCTGGTTGATGTACCACACGGCATTGGGCCAGGACCGCGCCCACATACGGGACCACATCTTCGTGATGTTTTCGGGCACGATGGACAGTGCCGGCTGGCCACCTTCGGCCTCTACCGTAACCACAGCACCGGAGTTCAGGATCCCCAACGGTTGGGCGACGCCGTTACCGTTGATGAAGCTGTCCTCGATCTTGAAGGTGAATTCCTCGGGGAACGCCTCCATGATCACGGCTTGCAACGCTGCCGCGTCTTGCAACAGCTCGTCAGTCGCATAACACGAGCCGATAAGCTTCTTCAGCACGAGTTGCATGCGGCGTAGTGACGGCTTGGACGCCGTGCCGGTACCCGTCTCGCCAACCCACGCAGCGCTGACGCCACCGAAGCGGCTGCCGGCTACGCGGCTGGTCTCGTTGATACCGTACATCACCAGGCTGTTGGAATTCGCGCTGATGGGAATGCGCCGCACACGCGACAGGATTTCGCCCTGCGTGTAGGTGCGCGTCAGCAGCTCACCGGAGATATCCGTTTGCACGAGATATCCACCGTCAGCCTGCACCTGCTCCGACATACCCAACGGTGCCTTGACCTCAAGGAGCTTATCCTTGGATGCACCGTTAGCCATGACGTTACGGACCTCGATGAGCTGATCACCGAGACCGCGGAACGGGCCGGCCTTTTCCTCGTCGCCCTTACCGTGGCGTTGCGCCGCGGTCAAAGCCTTCTCGAGGGTCTCAAGGCGCTCTGCAGCCTTCGCTGCATCGTCAACGAGCTTCACAACCGTCTCGTCGACCTTGGCGAGCTTGTCGATGGACTCAGCAACGGCCTTGCCGTCCTTCTCCATCTGCTCCTTGATGTCGGCCTCAAACTTCTGCTTCGCGATAAACGCTGCGCTGAACTTTTCAAGGGTGTTTTTCAGTTCCTTGATTTCAGCATTGACATCCGCCATGGTTTTTCTCCCTTCGCTGATGTCTACTCTTCCAGTTGCTTAGTCAACTCACGCAACCGGGTGGCAATCGACTTGATCAAACCACTGTCCACCTGAGGGGCGTCCCGCTCCTCGAGGCCGTGGTAACCATGCAGCGCAACGGCGACTGCTTCCTTGCGGCTGAGCCCGGCTTCCCGCAGGACTCGTTCAAGGTCGCGAGCAGTCTTGACCGCGCCCACTCGGGCGCTTTCGTTTGCCGGAAACGTTACAACAGACACTTCAAACAACCTGACGGCGGTTAGCTTTCGGATGCCAGATTCCTCATCGATCTCCTTCCGTACGACCCGGTACCCAATCGACAGACCGTCTATTGCCTTATTCTTCAGTCGGACGTGCGTGTCTCGGGCAATCTGCAAGTCCATCAGCAGGCGCCCATGCACGTACAGTCCCTTGTCGTCCTCGCGGATCTCTTCCCACACACCGATTACGTCTTCGGGGTTGTGCTGCAACAGCATCTTTGGGGCCGTGCCCTTTTGCTGATGCTCCTCCAACGACTCTACAAACGCACCGGGCATGACGATGTCATCGTAGGAATCGACGTTGTGAAACACGCTGCCGTATCCCTTGAACGTGCCATCGTCTTGCACGTCCTCGGCCTTGAAGTGAAACTGATAGGCCGACTTGACGAGCGGACCTTCTACTTGGTCGGTTTGCTTCTTTGCCATAGCTAATCCTCCGGAGGTATGAAAGCGAGTGAACACCGACAGTTGATTACACCTCCGGGCGGTCCCGTCTCATCACCCGGGTACAGCAGTCGGTACATGAAGACGCCGTTAGCATCCTTGAACTCGAAGTACTCATCCATGCCACGCACCTGGCCGTCAGCCAAACGGTGCTCGTCACGAGTACGGTTATCTGCAACCGCTACCCACTCCCGTTTCATTTCGGGAATGCCAACGCTCCTTGCGGCTTGGTCCGATGCCCACTCGGATGCGTTGTGTACTTCGGTACGTGCTATTGTATGGGCACGATACGCTGATATCGTTGGTGCCAACCGTCGTATGTTGCGTGCGATAGCCTCCACGCCTTGACCGCGAGACACGCCACGTTGGATTATCTTCCGAATCTGCTCACGGGTACGTTTGCTGATTCCTTGGGCTACCTTGCTCAGAGCAGGCCCTTGCAACCACTCGCGTATCCGCTTGTTGAAACTTAGGTCTTCAAAAGACGCTTTCTGCCCGACCAACCGTTGCAACTCCGTCAACAACCGACCGCCGATGGTCTGTGCTGCCCGTGCTAG